TAATCGTTAAACTTTTTACTATCTTCTAGTAAACAAAGAGGTGTTTCGTGACTTACTTTCATTTCTATAACTTTTTAATTTATACTTAATATACGAATAGGTCGGCAATAATCCAACCCCACTTAAAAGAAGAGTAAAAATATTTGGATGCCAATGCTCACCACAAAGACCTAATGCATGTTTTATTGCTTCTATCATAATTTAATTACTTAAAGGTGCTTTAATTGCTGTTGCTGAAGTGTAGTTTATTAATTCGTAGTCAAATTCTCCATTTAAAATATCTACATTTGATAGTTTAATAGTAGGTAAATCAAAACCATCTCTACTAACCTGTTCTTTTGCTTGTTCAATATGATTAGAGTATAAATGTACATCACCTAAATTACCAATCAATTCATCAGTTACCATATTCACTTCCTTAGCAATCATTTCAAGTAATAAACCATAAGAAGCAATGTTGAATGGTAAACCTAAGAATGTATCTACTGAACGTTGATTCCACATTAGAGAAATTGCTCTGGTTGGGACATTAACTTCACTAAATACTTTTTCATTTTCTTCTTTTGTATGCGTTTTAAACATTGTAATATCTTCTGTAGTGTGTTGACTCATAGGCATATAGGTACTGTTCCATAATCTAAATCTTTCTTCAAAACTCAACTCTCTTGTATAAACTTGAAATCCATAATGGCATGGTGGAAGTACCATTTGGTCTATCTCACCAACGTTCCATGCTGAAACCATTAATCGTCTTGAATCTGGATTTGTTTTAAGTTCGTTGATTAGGTTTTCGATTTGGTCTATACCATCAATTATAACTTTAATCTCACGAGTCATACCCCCATGTTTTGATTGCGAACCATTGATTACAGGAGCCCCATTTTCATCTAAATATGCACTGGGTATCCATGGCCTTGAGTTCCAACTTCTCCACTGCGAACCATATCCAGGACCTAAATCACCCCACTTCTTAGCAAACTCATCATCATGTTGAATCATTGCAATAAACTTCTCCATTGAGAATTTTCTTTTAGTAGATTTACCTTCTACTCTCTGAACTAGCAAAGTTTCACCGGGGGCATTACCTTTTTCAAATTCCATTTCATATCTCTTATAAGCATCACCATTCCAAATGTTACATCCATTATTGACAAGATATTTAATGTTCGTATCACCTTTAAGAAACCATAACAGTTCTGTAGTGATTGTTTTAAATGGCATTTTCTTAGTTGTTAGTAATGGAAAGCCTTCAGACATTGAGTGTCTAATTTGCATTCCAAATTTAGATAAGGTTCCGGTTCCGGTTCTATCTCCTTTTTCCCTTCCATTATACAGGAGTTCAGCTAAAATACCTCTGTATTGTTCGTCTAATTTATTCATATTTTTCTTGGTCTTAATTTTTTAGATTGAATTCTTAATTTTTTACCATATTTTATCTCACAGTGACGATACAATTGTAATAATGTTCCTCTAAATTTAAGGATTTCATCATCGTAATCTTCTTTAGTCATTCTAAATTCCTTGGGGAATTGTTTTCTAATTGTTGATAGTTTTTCTGCTTCATCTTTTTCAAAGTCAGCATATAAACGTCTACGACGTTGTTTATCAACCCTAGTTTGTTCTATCCAATGTTGGTCATCAATACACTCATTTATTTTTTCATTCATTTCAATTTCAGTGTATAATGCTTGCCAATAGAAATGAGAAAATTCTAAGTCACCATTTTTTATCTTATCTAAAAGTGGTGTTTTATTATCTAATGGTCTTTTCTTTTGATCAAAACGACGCCACCACATAAATCTATTATAATTTAAGGGGCGAAGTTTAGAGATTTCTTTAAGGATAAGTTCCTCATTTTTTATACTCATAACTTTTTAATTTGTGTATAATATACAAAAAGAAACACTGCAAACCAAATTAAACTAAAAAAAATTTTACCATTTTAAAGATTCTGCTATTATAGGAGTTATATTTAATAGTTTTACTTTCATATTAAAATGGTAGATCGTCTTCTTCTCCTTCTTCAGAGATAATAATACCTGGATTTTCTAATAATTCTTCTTGTAATTCGGCAAGTAATTCTTGCTCTAATTCCCACTGGTCTGCTAATACTTCAATATCTATAAACATATTTTTATTTATTTTGGTTAATAATTTTGATTTCCTTATAATTAATTTTACCTACTGATTTTTTACCTAACATATCAAATGTATACAATGTAACACAGGTAGGACCCCATTTAGTAACATTCATACCATCAAATTCAGCATGAATAGAACCACCCTTTTGACTAACTTTAAATATTTTTGGATTCATTCCATACTTACCATCATCACCTTTACAATAAGTAGTAATACCTTTAACTGTAAATTTTACATTACCTTTTTGCAATTGTTTTTTAATATTCATATAACCTTTATTTGTTTTTAATCTCATTTACATGGTAAATATACGAACCCTCCCCCGCTTCTCCAAATATTTTCGCATAGAAATAAAAAAGACGCCGATTAAGGCGTCTTTCTTACTTATATAGTTGGATATTTTTTTAATAACGAATAACTAAATCGTCATCATCATTATTTTTTCCTTTGAGTTCTTTTAACTTTTTATTTAAAGCTACTAAACCTCTAGGACCTCTTTTGTTTGTTTTTGAGGTATTTTTTATTTTTTCTTCTAATTCTCCAATTTCAGATGCGTACCCTTCAGGTAACCCGCGTTCTTCTTTGATAGGAGATTTATAAGCGTGTTCATACATACTAGATGATTCTTCCTCATCGATAATAGATTTATCCCAAGATTCTGGTTTGTCCCAAAGATTTTCCTCTATTTCTTCTTTAATGCTATCTCCCGCATCTTCTTCAATTTTTACTTTTTCCCCGTAAAGGTTTTTTTTTGTATTTGGTCTTATTCTTTCAAAAGCATAATTAGCGGCTATTACAAGTGCTATTGCTAGAGGATCAAATACAAATATAATAGTTAATAATAAATAGTTAATAATTCTATCCATTGGGATTCCTGTTAATCCTGATAGATATTTTAAGGGTCCTAATTCACTTGTTATAGCATCACTTGTTTTTATTTCTACTATTTCAGTTTCATATTTAAATAAATCTTCATTTAAATCATCTACTTTAGAATTAATTATAGTTTGTCTTTCAATTGCTTGATCTAATTGTTTTTCTAAAGCTCTACGGGTGGATGAAGATGTTGTTGTAATTACATTACCTAATGTGTCTGTATATTGTATTTTATTCGTAGATAAGCCATTTCGTAAACTAGCCACAGCCTCATTAATAGATGATTTCTCTTCATTATATACAAGTAATTGACCTTTAACATTATCTCTTTTTACTTCTACTAATGCAATTTGAGCATCAATTGTTCCTGCTTTAGCGGCTATTTCCTGGTATGCTGCTGATAGGAAGCCGTAAATACCCATAGATGTTATTAATATTAAAACAACACAAGCTATAGATAAATAATATTTTAAAAATTTTGGTAATCCTTTTCGGTATTGATATAGAAGAGATGCTATTACTAACTTTGCAATTTCTAATGAAGCAGCCATTATAATAACTGCAAAGGCAGCTCCTGCAAATAATTTACTAAGGCCACTTATTGAATAAAAAGCAGCAGATGCACTTACTGACAAAGCAGAAAATGCTATTAATAATGGAAATAATTTTTGTTGAAAATTTTTAAACATATTTTGGGGTTTAGTTTCTAAATCCCTTGTGCTTATCTATTCGGTCTAATATTTTATTTAATTGTTCGATTTGAATTAAACCTGCCACAGAAGCATTTTTAAGGGCACTTATTAACTGCATTACCATAAACGGTACAATAATTACCTCTGATAGCCAACCTGATCCTGTAAATCCTTTTTCTATCATTAGGATAACAGTAAGAATTGCTAACCATACGAATGTATTTCTTGTTATTCTTAACGCTTTATAAGTTTTAAATCCTTCTCTTTTTACTCCAGCCCAAATGCCGAAAATCCCATCTAACCATAATACAGCTACAACCGCTAAGTACTGTTCTGCATTGTCCATTGATAGATTTAGAAAGTATGTACATAGGTATGTACAAAATGATGTTATTCCCACTATTGTAATTTTTGTTTGCATTTATTTATAAATTTATCAACATTTCTAATAATTTTGGTTGAGGTGACATATCAAATTTATCTTTTCTAGTATTTGTGTGTGTCCATAAACCTTTTACCCTACCATAATAAGCATCAGAATTAAATTCAAAAGCCTTTGCGCCATGTTGTTTAATTAATGATGGAAGACCTGCTCTAACATCAATATTATCTCTATTGGCAATATATATGATAAGTTTTCGTAAAGATTCAATTTGTTCGCTTGAGTACTTATGCCATGTTTTATATCCTCTAAACTCTTCATCTAACTCAATAATTTGAGACTCATCAGCTATTGTTCCCGCATAAGTTTTACCATCTTTTAAATAACCAAAATTATTAACTTCAATACCTACAGAATTTACATGCATAGATCTTGAACCATTTTTACCTAAATGCCAACCAAAATTTCCTTCAGGAAAAGCTTGAACTACTTCACCATCATATTTGTTGTCATTACCTTTAATTGATTGTCCACCTACTACAAATTCTGTGGCTACACAACCCCTATTATCTCGTCCCCAATGTTCAATTGTTCTATAAGGATTATTCCACCCTGCAGTGTGGTGTAAAAATAAATATTCTGGTTGGACTGGGCCTTCTTTATACTCTCCTTTTGGTAAATAAAATTTATTAATTGTTAAGTCAGATTCACTATACATTGTTTCTGAATTATCGGTACTAATTAAACCCATAAATTCTAAAGTGATAGGACCTACTACCCCATCAATAACTAACTTATTTTCTTTTTGAAATTTTTTAACTGCTTTTTCTGTTCCTTTACCAAAGATACCATCAGCTCCAATTTTTAAAAATTCTTGTAAATCTTTAACATCTCTTCCTTTTGAACCTAGTCTTAATACCATCCTATTTTGTTTTGGTTTTTTTGAAAATTTTAGTAGCTCCGTCAATACCAAAACTTCCTAAAGTCATAATTAAAAAAGAATTAAAAATTGTGTCACTAATAATTAATTCTTTCCCCCACACACCCGTTATAATGTCTACAATCGCAAAAACTGTCATTACTGCGAATGAAGAAAAACCTACAATTGTTTTTTCATTGTAAGTATTGTCATCTTTAAATATATTTGTAAAAGACATAATCTGATTTTTTAATTTTTGTACCATTTTGCAACATTTTAGGGAAACTATTCGTGTATAAATATAGAGGGATACATTAATATGCATCCCTCTTTTAATTGTTTTATTGTAAAATTATATTACTTAATTAATTTTAAAATTGATGATTTAGCTAGATCCCAATTTCGTGTAGCAAATACACCAAATGCGAATCCTGCGTATACTTTGTATCCAAAAGACCAAAGTAATAATCCTAAAACTAATCCTAAGATTCCTTCAATTCCATTTCCAACAATCCAATCTTTAACTACATTGAATGTTCTTTTTAACCAACTTGGAGAGGGTTCATCTGTTTTTTTAACAGCTTTTGCTGTTTTTGCTTTTTTTGCCATTTTTTATTTAATTTTTATGGGTTTTGTTATAAATATGTATTAAAATTCTTTATTTAATGAGCTTGGGTTAAAATATCAAATTCTTCCTCTTCTAGGTCTTTATTATTCATTTTTGATTTTTCTTTCCATGCATATAACATCATTATATTATGTTGTTTATGGACATGCTCTAATGCTATGCTAAATCCGTTTGTTGAAAATTTATCCATTATATAAAGTAATTTGCTGGTATTATGATGATGAAAATCTGGGCCATGTTCCCAAATCTTACCATCTCTTAACCAATTTAAATGGATTTCTATAGCCCATTTTTTAACTTTATTTAATGTTGAATCTTTCATGTTTATTAAAACAGGATACTCCGCCCATTCTATATCCATTTTAACAAAATCAACATATTTAAGATTATTATCTTCTATAATTCCTTCTACACTATATAAATTTTTGCCATCATGTCTATCAGATACTTCCCCTAAAAACGTTTTAATTTCTGGGATTGTATTAGTATTTTCTACTAAGCACTTATAACTTTCAGGATTAATTTCTACACTGTATATTTTAGATGCTCCTCTTGTTAAAGCAAAATGTGAAAACATCCCAACAAAAGCACCTAAATCTATACAAATATCACCAACTTGAACTTTAGCACCATATCTATTGTATTCATTATCATAAAAAATCTCTTTATAGAAATCATCGATAACTCCCTCTTCAGCTTTTGGGTATTTAAATAATTCTTTTTTCATTTTTATCCTTCACAACTTACACACTCAGCCATACGACTACCTAAATCACCTTTAATTACTGAGTCAGTTCTTAGGTAATAAAATGTTTTGATTCCTAATTTCCATCCTTCTAAATGAACTTGATTGATCCATTTTGGGGAATCATTCACATCAAAAGATAAATTCAATGATTGGGTTTGATCTATGTATCTTTGTCTAATAGCTGCTTGCCTAACTAATTCTAATTGGTTTACCTCAGGAAATGTTAAAAATAATTCTTTTTCGTCTGGGTTTAAAACACTATCAGGTAAGCCTTGTACTGATCCATCATCTTGAAGCATTTGCTCCCACCATTTATCTTTATTTTCACCTTTTGCTTTTAATATAGTTTGTAGTGATTTATTTTTTCTAATAAATGTACCTTTTGCTCCATTGAAGGTATAAATATTTGCTGGTAGAGGTTCAATACCTGCACTAATACCACCTACAATAACTGAATTTGATACTGTGGGTGCAACTGCTAATAAATGGGTATTTCTCATTCCTGTTCCTTTACACCAAAGTGGCTCTCCATATTCTTTAGCTAAATCCATAGAAGCTTTTTCAGCTTTTCCTCTAATATTACTAAAAATTGTATGTGTCCAAGCTGTTGAAGCTATTGAGTTAAATGGAAGTCCTTTTTGTTGGAGAAAGGTATGCCACCCCATAACTCCTAAACCTAATGCTCTGCCTTTTTTAGCATGAAAGTGAGTTCTTCTTAATGAATCTTTACCATTTGATTTATCAATAAATTCTTGCATTACACCATCTAAAAACCAAGTTGCTAATTCAACAGCATCTGTGTCTTTCCACTCCTCATATTTTGCTAAATTCATTGATGATAAACAACAAATGAATGAATGTTCTTCATCTGTAAATAATGT